CAAGAGCTAGTTGACTTTGAACGAATGCGAATCTAAGAGCCACTTTTTCCGCCTCAGACATCTCAGCTGTGGTCTTCCCAAATCCATTCGCCATCGCATAGGCATCGAGGGCTGTTTGTGTCATTACGACCCCTAAATCCTTCAACGTTTCCGTCTCACCTGTGAATACAGATTTCAATTTCGTGTACGCCTCGTCTTGGCTTATGTTGTAGAACGATGCTACATCCCCCGCCAAGCTCGTCAACGCTGTGGACATCTCATAGGCTTGTTGTTCGCTGAATCCAAAAGCCTTGGACATTGCACCGAATGTCCCTGTGTAGCGTTTAGCCATCGTCTCAGACAATCCCGATGCGTACATTGCCGATTTTGCGAATTCGTCAACTTGTTTCGACATCTTCGGGAATGCCACATCGACCACGTTTTGAACCTCATTCAAGTCAGACCCGAGTTTGATTGCTTCAGAGCCAAAATCAATGAGCTTCTTGACCGCAAACGCACCAGCGAGGACTTTCGCAAATCCCATGACTTTTTGCTGGATTCCATTCAATTGATTCGTGAACCCTTGTTGATTCACGACCAATCCCAATTCAACATCGCCGATTTTAGTTGCCATTTGTCCACCTCCTTACTTACCATTCAGAAAAGGCTTGTTGAAGTTCCTTGAGAACCGCATCAAGCTCTTCTTGTGTTCGTTGTTTTGCTCGTTTATTTCGCCACTCATCACGAATTCGATGTTGTCCCGGTGAGAACGATTCGAGCATTTTTGGGTCGTCCTCGCTTCGAATTTGGATAATTCGTCCGAGAGGAGTCTCCGATGAAAGTCCAGAGACTAGAGCTCTGAATTCTTTCCATTTCATTTCTTTAAAATCATAAGAATAGAACGAGATGCCATATTGCGTTCTAAATGACGAGACCATCAAGTCCCAGTCCTCGAAAATGTCGTAATATGGCTCACCTATTCCCCCGCTTCTTGGTCTCCCACAATCAAATTGATTGCCTCACGAATGAGAGCCATCCAGCTTTTTAGGTTTAAACTTAATTTTTCAATCTTCACACGGTCTTGTTCGTTGAAGATGATTTCATATAAGTTCTTCATTTGGGCAACAGTCGGATCCCCATCAACGCCACTCATCACTTCCATGAGCTTGAGTGCTGTTGGAGCTGAATCATCTACTTCGATGGTTACGTTTTTAATTTTGATTTTTGGTTTTGATTCAAAGTTTAGTTGTTCTGTGATGTCGATAATCTTACCCATTATTCAAATACCTCGCTTTTCATTGTTGTGAATACTTCTGTCGTTTTTGTTTCTTCTACTTCACTGATAAGTGGAACACCAATTCGATTGTGTTCGGTCGTCAATTCGTGGATCCGTTCATCCGTCATTCCTGTCGTATCGAATTCATCACCGACTTTGTATTCTTTTCGAGTTTCCGCATCGATGACGTTGCTTAGTGCTTTATGCATTAGTTTTCCTCCTTGCCAAATAAAAAAGAGGGGCGATGTTCACCCCTCCACTTGTTTTCGTGATTCTTAGCCTGCCGCTGTATATTCAGGTTTACCATTTGACATGATGTCGAATGATAGTGGTGCGGCTGCTGTACTGTCACCTGACATGAAGTCTTTAATGTTGATGACCGCTTCTTTGAAGACTAATTTGGATCCGTCTGGGAATGTCCATTGGAAGTCTTTTTCCGCATCACGCCCATTTTTTAGCGCGATAGCAGCGATTGCATCGTTCCCAGTATCACCGATGTGTCGTTTGCCCGATACTGAGATTGTAACTGATTTAGCTGTCATCAAGCGGCGTTTCCATCCCTTATGTTCGAATGGAGACCATTCTTCGACACCATTGTCGAAAGATACTGAGAAGCTTTCAAGCTCCTTGATTTCTGTCCAAGTTGGAGCATCTTTAGTCCCTGTGTTTACTTGGAATTGGTTTTCATAGACGGGGAATACCCCTGTTCTTTTTTCTGCCATTTTTATTCCTCACTTTCTTGTTCTAATCTGTAATAGATATCTAATTCGATGACACGTTCGTACACGTTATTGTCATCAGTTCCCACATCAATGGGCTCGTTCGATAAGAGTCGAATCATTTGGATTGGAGTATCACCAATCACCACGTTCTCAGCCTTTAAGATTTGGTTGAAGAGGTAGTTCGCTCGCTTTTCTGTTTCGTTCGCATTCTGATTGTGATGAATCAAGATGCTGACCGATTTCACATCATAACTTGCCAAATTCCTCCCACCAATAGCGATTCGTGGTTCGACATTCGTCTTGCGTTGATAGACTCCGATGCTATACATCTTTTTATTATCGAGTTTCCCGATGTAGTAGTTTTGAGCTGCGTGATAGGATTCCAACCAATCTCGCACTTCTGCCAATGTTATCATCTTCACACCCCCGATATTTTTTTGTATAAAGCAGCATAAGCCTTCTTGATGTCCTCTTTTTTCGAGCCTTCGACCCAATCATCCATCCACTTGCCTCGAGCGTGTGGATTCGTGCTTGTATTGAAGTTGTATTCGGGATGAAAGTACAATCTTCTTGCGTAGGGTGTTGAGTGTGTCAAAGATACTCGACCGCCACTCGAACCCGAGTAATCGACCGAGAACGCCTCACCTTGCAATGTACCGTCTCTAAACGGGACCACTTGGGCGTTGACTATCTCGGTGTGTAAATACTCGCCAGTTTGTTCCAACGCTTGAATTTGAGCCTTCTTGAGCCTTCCAATGACTCCGAAGTCGAACTTCACTCGACTGTTTGCATGAATCATCGTCCATCACTCCAATCCGAGATACGTGTAATTCACAGAACCGTCCGGATTTCGTGATTTTCGTGTGTCTGCAATCTTTCGCTCTTCTCCATGGATATTTACACTCCCACCGCTTAAAGTCGCTAAATTGGGGGCAATATCGCCATTAAACAACGCCGACCCCGTAATCTTCACAATCTTCTGTTGATCCGTGAGCACGGTCACGACCTTGTCTTGGTAGTTGCAAAACAAATCGGCTTCAAATGCCTTGATGGGCTCGCCATCCTTCGACACTTCTTCACTTTGTACAATCACATGGATTGAAGTCTTGCAAAATTGTGGTAGAACTAAACTTGGAAAATGCATCAAATCACCTTCCTTGTTAGTCCACTTTGATTCAATAGTTCATAAGTGCTTCGCTTCATTGCGATTCCATTCATTGTCACTACATTCCAAGAATCTCCAAAGTTCATCGACACTCCATTGATGGAATACGATGAAAGAGCGGTCTCGATTAAGTCTTTGTTTTCAATCATGAAGTCAGCCATTTGGCAACACACCTCACGAACGACCGATTGTTGGAATGGAGTGAGATTTTCAAACCCCATCCCCACAATACGATTGAATGTTAGTGTGTCTATATGCTGACTTGCTGTCTTCAAGATGCGATTGAGGTTCTCTGGAGTGTGAGTTCCAAGATATTCGTTCTTGTAGAACGTTTCATCAGCATATATCATGACTACTCACCCGCTTCTTCTGTTGCTTCTTCGGCGGTTTCATTTCCTTTGTTGTTTCCTTTGCGGTTTCCTTTTTTGCTTAGTTCCAACACTTTTGCTTCTAATTCGACAATTTTGTCGAGAGCTTCGTTGTAAGTCGATGAATCTACTTTATGAGAGCCTGAATCGATTTTAGTATGATTTTCATCATAGATGTCGAATCCTCTTGATTTGTAGTATTCTTTTTCTAATTCGGTAATTGTATAAACCTTGTTACCTTTTTCTGCTGTATACATTCAAATACCTCCTTTTCGATTACGCTTGAGCGTTGATGTAGATACCATTCGCACGATTCTTGACAAGGAACGCATCCATGTAGAAGCGTGATTGTAATAGATAGTTGTCAGCTGTTCTTGAATCTTCACCCGGTTCGAATGCGTTGATGTAAGAGTATTTGTCACGAGCAATGACAGCTGTTGGATGTACTAAGATGAAGTTGATTTGTTTAGCATCGGCAGCAGCAACACAGCCTTCAGTGAAGTTGTATTTTGATTTTAAGCGAGCTGATTGTACCACTTTAATCTTCACATCATCTAAGTCGTAAATAGAGCGTTTAACTGAGCCCTCGCCAGTAACTCCCATCACACGTTGGATGTCTTTGGCTTCTTTCAATAATTTGTTCACTTTTGGAGTAACGTATAATAAACGACCAGCACCGGGAACACCAGCTTCATCCATTTTTTCCATAGCTGAATCAAATTGTTCCAAAATGTTTTCAGCTGTTAAAGCTTCAGTTGAGATTGTTGCTCCATTTGCTGCGTAAGTAGTAGCTTCATCATACAATTTAGAGAACACATAGCTGTCCTTCTCTGGAATTGTTTGTTCTTCTTCTAATGTGTTTTGTACGTTACCGATAGAAACAGTTTTGTTTGTTTCGTCCACATCCATTGGGTCGATTACGAATTCGATTGAACGGTCATGAGCTAATTTCTTAGGTTCCCATTCGTTTGTGATTGTTCCTTGGTTGAATCCTAATGAGCCACGAGTGTGGTCTTTGTATCCTGACAATGTGATGCTTGGCAATTTGATTGTTTGAGCATCGATGAATTTAACTTGTTTGTTTGATTGGAATAGTTCAAAAGATGCCAATTCTTTTGCGTATTTTTGCTCTAATGCTGGAGCGAATGTTTCTGCGTATTTTAATACCATAATTATTTACCTCTTTTCTTTTTTTAAACTCCAAAAATCTTTAAGAGTTCGTCATTTGTTGTCGATTGTTTAACATCTCCCGTGGATCCGACTTGTGTGAATCCTGTCGATGCTGTTGCTTCTGGTTTAAAAGCTGGAACGTCTTCCAACACTTTTGCGATTACAGCTTCATAGTCTTCATTCTTAGAATCCAACGTGAGATTTGTTGAGTCTGCCAACTTCAAAACGTATGGCAACACGTTCGAGCCCACACCTTGCTTGATAGCAGCAAGTTGTAAGTTGCTCTCGATTCTTGTTTGAAGGGCTTGAGCTTGTGCCACTCGAAGCTCCTCTTGAAGGTTTGCCACATCAGGTTGGGCGGAGGCTTTTTGACTTTTAAAGCTTGAGATTGCTTGAGCCATCTCTTCCCCTGTCAAGCCTTGGTTCTTGAAATAGTTCTTCAAGACCGTATCCTCAGCGACCTTTTGCTTTCCTTCCACGATGCTCGCAATCTTGTCATAATCAATCTCTGGAGTACTCTGAGCGGGATTGTTTGAGCTTGCTTGCGGATCCTGTGTTGTTGATGCCCCAGCGTTTGCCGATTCATCAAAGAAAAATAGTTTGCGTTTGAACATTTTCATGTCCCTCCTTCTCAGTTTTTAGGGTGTCTCCCTTATTCAGTTTTGTGCTCAGGTGTCTCCTCGTAGTTTCAAGTCTTCGGACATACCAAAAAGAGCCACCCTCCGGATGGGTGACTCTCAATGGATTTATTTATTTAATTTTTGGGTACAAAAAAAGCACCTAACTTTTCGCTAGATGCTTAATTATATTTTTTGCCGATTTCAAGAGCTCTTTTTCTGAGCTCCTCTGCTGTTATTTTCTTTTCATCAAAAAGAACGTACAATTCATCTATTTCTTCACTCATGCCGGGACGGTCGTCAAAATATCTCTCATATCCTTCAGCTGCTCGTTTCTCCCGTTTTACATATCCTTCGTCAAGCATAAACATATACCTCCATTTCGTTTTTGTTTTTCCATACCGCTTCATATTTTGCATTCCTATTCAATACAAATTCTTGTTCATTTTTAAATATACTATAATCGCCAATGTAAGCTCCATTTGTTCCTTTTGGCAAGTAGAACTTCACAACAACTCCATCATCAATAGTTCTTTTCGCAAACTGTTTGGCAACTTTTTCATCAATGGACAAATGTTTGAACTCTTTGAATTCATTACCCGATAATATTTGATTGAATTCTTTTCGAGACATTCCACGATAAGCAACGATGTCATCTTTTAATTTGAACTTTTTGAAAGATTCATCCAAAACATTCGCCATGTTTTCGAGTTCTTCTCTATTGCTTGGATTGAAATATTCGTTGTACGCCATTTCATTCAAATCGTGATAGTATTTGCCACCAGTCAGAAGTCTGACCGATTCTTGTTGCGTTCCTGTCAATTTCTTGAACCATCTGTCTGAAGATGCTTTGATTCGTTTTAAAACATCCCCTTCTACGTTAACATAATTATACTCTGGTTTCGCTTGAGGTTCAATACCTTTTTCTTTCACATCGAAAACTTTATCTTTCAACTCGAGTCCATTCTTTTCTTCAAATGAATCGAGCTGTTCTCGATACTGTTTCACGTTGTCATTCCACTCAGTAGCACGAGCACGATATGTCTCTTGGTTCTCAGCATCTAGACTGTTCTTCGCTAGTCGATTGTAGCTCTTTGCTTGTCGTTTAGCGTGATTGAGCTTGTTCTCAATAAGCTGTCGTTCCTTGATGACGGGCTTCTCTTCATAGTACCTCGATTCGGGCTTTGAGCTTATGCCTTCGAAGTATGTCGAATGCTTATCTTTGCAATTAGGATGATACAAGCCAGCCGCCATCGCTGAGCTCATGAGTGGGTACGGTCCGTCTTTAGAACTTCCACCACTCCACACATCATCGATGAGAACCTTGCCCTCAAATGGCATACATAATGGACAGGCGTTGAATCGCTTGTTCAATATGACCGTGGACACGCCCCATTCTTGTCGCTTCTGACCTTCACCCATCAAATAGGCTCGTTTGCTTGCTGTTCTCACAGCCATGTCAGCATACGACACAATGTTGTGAACCGCACCGTTCGAGTACGTGATACAATTCAATCCGTTCTTCAAAAAGTCGCTTGTTGCCATGTCCACAGCCTTCTCATAGGTGAGGGCTCCCGAACTTGCTGCGACTTGAGATTGGAAGATGATTTTGCGATATTGGTCGTTCGCATATCGAAGCACAGCGGTTTGGGCTGTCTTCATGTCATGCTCGACCGCATTCATCAACGCATCTAATCTCTTTTGATTAGTTTGGAAGAATCCAGCACTCAGACCACGTTCACGCTTTAGAACGTAGCCTTTCTCTAGTGCCTTCAACACATTGAGCTCCTCATCGCTTGCACCTTGCAATGATGCATTTGCGATGGTCTCTCTGATTTTCTTATTCATCGACTTAAATTCAAGACCGTACTTCTTAGCAGCCTCTTGTTTGAATCGATGAAGGTCTTCGAGTTGAATTGCCTGCCATTGAGTCCATTCGATACCAAGCTCAGTTTCTTCCGCTTTGTGTTTCTTGAGATTCCTCGTCATGGACTCTAGCAATTCGTTCTCGATTCGTTCAAATGCTCGACTAACATCATAACCCATTCAAATACACCTTGAATCCTTTCAATCGATATTCTCGAACCATCTTCTTGAGTTGAGTCTTCGATGTTGCTTTCAAATTCATCATCTCAATCTGACCGTCTTTCTCGACCGCATAGATTCCGAATGGGCAATATTCTTTACTCATGTTGAGCAACGCTTTCGCTTGATCCGTTCTCATTTGGTAGTTCTTGTTCATGATTCTCACTAGCAAGTTCATCACCTCTTTCAACGCTGAATCCATCTAAGTCTGTGTTGACATAAGGCTCATCGACCTCGCTGATGCCTTGCTCAGACTTCAAGCGAATAACTTCTTCGGACTTCCATTGCTCGTCCTTAGAATCTCCATAGAGCTCATCCACAGAGGCTTCGATGGACATGATGCCACTTGTTTTTGCTTTTGCCACGGTCTCAACTTGAGACTCGAATGATGGGTTCGCATATTCCCCAAATGGGACGTTCACCGTAATCTCTTCGATAGGTCTACGATTCAACACGTTGAAGCTATTGATTGTCATGTTTACTAATTGAGGGATGAACTCTTGCAATGCTTCCACAATCGTGTTGCGTGTGTATAGAGTCGTCTTCTCTTTCTCACGCTGTGCCTCAGCGTTGTCAAGTTTCTTCACATCAATTCCAATCGTAGAAGGGCTCACGATACCTTGCAACGCCAAATCTAAAGCGGTGATGTAGGTTGCCAAATAGCTCTCGTGAGGGATGTTCGCTTGTTGCAATGTAATCTCATTGCTTGCTCCTTCGGCTCTGTCAGATGCTATCTTGATGAATCGATTGTCGAATGCGTTCGGCTTCATGAATGTTCCTGTTCGTGGGTCCCGTGGGAGCAACGATTCGGGGATATATTCTTTTGTTCGACCGCTTCGAAGAGCATCCATCCATTGAGACCATGACTCATCCAACGCATCGAATGTGTCCGTCTTTCTGTCAAAGATGGATTCGCCTCGACCTCGTTCCACATCAGATTCAAAAATGCTAAATGGAACGCATAGAATCAAATGCTTATCGAACGTGAAGTCGTTGATGTCTTGTGTGTATTCAGTCGAATGAATATCCAATTCAGCATCACCACGATAAAGCTTGTTCGTTACATATCCAAAGCCATAGTGTTCTTCTAGTGTATATGTTTGTTTGTTCTCATCGAATCGAGTCGTGAAGACGACCTCATGTAATCGTCCACGCTTGTTTTTGATTTGGATCCGCTCACCGCTTACCCATTCAATGATTGGATATTGTGAGACCGTAGAATCAAACGAGATTCTGAATGCTCCATCACCAATCACAAGAGCATCTTTCACTGCCTCTTTCAATTGCTTCTTGAAGTCGTTATCTTGTGCGATGTCCTCCCACAAATCTTCATGCTTGGAATCTTCAAATTCCAAATCGTTCATGTCGTAGAGCACCGCATCTC